TTTAGACTTTAGTGAAAGTAACCCATTTGGAAATGTATAATTATGTTTGATCATTTTTACCATCAAATTTTTAGAAAGACTGTAATCGCATTTGGAACTTTGTTCAATGGGATCACTATCCATAGAGATGGTGCTGCTCTTGATGACCCATCTGCTATTATTAAAGTTCCGTTGGCATACGGACCAACTCAAAAGTTTTTAGCAAGAATAGAGCAACAACCAGAACTGAATAAACCAGTATCTATGAGTTTGCCTAGAATGTCATTTGAGTTTACTGGTATTGAATATGATACTAGTAGAAAATTAGGTGCGACTCAAACATTTACTACTGCTATTAAAACTGATAAGAAGGATGTTCGTAAGGTTTACATGCCAGTTCCCTATAATATGGCATTTGAATTAAATATAATGACCCTTCTAAATGATGATGCTTTACAGATCGTTGAACAGATACTTCCATATTTCCAACCAAATTATACAGTTACTATTGACTTAGTAGAGAGTATTGGAGAGAAGAAAGATATACCAATTACTTTAGAGAATGTTTCTTTTGAAGACAACTATGAAGGTGATTATACACAAAGAAGAGTTTTGCTTTATACATTAAACTTTGTTGCTAAGACATACCTATTCGGTCCAGTTCCAGTTGCTCCAAAAGATCTTATCAAGAAGGTATCTGTTGGTATTACACCTGGAGAAAGAAGTGCAGCATATGGTTCTGGTCGTCAGATTACATATGCTACACCAGTTGCTACGAAGAATTATACTGGAGATGTTATTGCTAATCTAGCAGAAGATGTTCTTGCAGGTGCTACTGTTATACCAGTAGATGATCCTGCAGGATTAGAAGCAAATACCTTCATTGATATCAATAATGAGACGATGTACATTGAATCTATTACAGATAATAAGTTGAATGTAAAACGTGCTTCTTATAATACAACTGCTATTGAACATGTTCGTGGTAGTGATGTTAAAGGAATAACATCTGCTGATAATGCACTTATAGAAGCAGGTGATGATTTTGGTTTTAGTGGATAGTCATGAAAGACAAATTTGAAGATCTAAATGATACTTTTGATATTACCCCAGTAGAATCTGAAGTAGTAAAACCTAAGAAACCTGATAAAGTTTCTAAGTCAAAAGAGATTGATATTGATAAAGATTATGAGTATACTCGTGGTAATCTTTACAGTATTATAGAGAAGGGACAAGAAGCACTTGATAGTGCGTTAGAGATTGCTGTAGATCAAGGTAATGCAAGAGCATTTGAGGTTGTTGGTCAACTTATTAAATCTGTTTCGGATACCACAGATAAATTAATGGATCTACAAAAGAAGATTAAAGAAGTAGAAGAAGACAATACAAAAGGACCAACTAACGTCACTAATGCAATGTTTTTTGGTTCTACAGCAGAACTATCTAAATTATTAAAGAAGAATAGAACTGAGAAAGAAGATAAATAGAAAAAAACTGCGTTTAAAATGACGAGTTTTGCTATTGATAAAAAATCTCATAAAGATGCCTCTAAACAGGCTAAGATTAGGAATATGACCAAATCGTCAAATCCTAATGAAGTTGCTGTAGCAAAGCGTAAATTGAAGTCTAAAATCGAACTTCCACCAAATCCACAGATTGAAGGGTTGAGAATAGTAGACTTAATCATTACTGAAATTGAAGAAGCTCACATGAATAAAACATGTGGGAAGGGTGAATATTATTGTTATACTGATAAAAAATGCAAGAAGATTCCTAAAGGATCACATATGAATTCTAAAGGTCGTCTTGTACCAGATAATGATGATAATGATGATCAAGAGGATGGTGGAGATCAAGCAATTGATCCAGGTGGAATGGGTGAGAACGTAGTACTTCATACCGCTGATGGTAAGAAGTTTGCTGAAATTATTGATCTTATTAGACCTGAAGATGTTATGCCTAAAATGAAGGCTGCTGATCAATGGGTTAATGAAGAGGATTCTTATGCTCAGGCAAAAAAGGAACTCAAAGCAACTAAATCAGCAAGAGATCACAGACATAACACTATTCATAAGTCTACAAATACCAAAGGTAATGTAGATGTAAATGAAAATCTTGATGATAAAAGAAGAGCAAACGTTCAAAAACAAAAGCAACAGTCTGCCCAGACAGTTGCATCTGCTCAAAAGTCACAAGATTCTGTTCGTCAAACATTTGCTAGACGTGCTCAAGCAGTTGCAAAGGCAAAACAAAAAGCAAAAGACAGAGAAAATTTATCTAGAGAGATAGATAGAAAAGTTGCTGCTGCTACTCAATCAGAAGAAGCAGTCTCTAAAAAACAGCAAAGGTTTATGGGTGCAGTTCTTCATGCGAAAAGAACTGGTGAAGCATCTACACCAGAGGTTGCAAAAGCTGCTGGTAGTATGAAGACTAAAGATGTAAAAGATTTTGCATCTACAAAGCACAAAGGTTTACCTGAGAAGAAAACTAAGAAGGAGGAACTCCAAATGACAGTTGATGAAGCAGTAAGGCTACCATCAGAATTCGGTAACATCGTTATGGTTGGTGTGAACTGGAGAGGTAAAATGTATAACCTCAAAATGTTCTTCCCTCAGGCAAAAATGCCAACTAGGTCTGATGTTCAGGATGAGATTGTTAAAGTATATCCTGGTGGAAGAGTTCAGTGGTTTGATAAGTATGAACTTGCAAGTCAAGAAGCCCAGTGGGATAATGACAGTAATCCAATCATTAAGGTAACTAAAGAAGAATTAGAGATTGAAGAATCTAACTGTAAATGTAATTGCGGTAAAGTTCCATGTATAAAATGTGGTGGTGATCACCATAAAAAAGAAAAGAGTGAGAAGCAAAAAGCAAAGGAAAGGAAAGGTTCTGTTAGTGCAAGGAAAAATATAACAGCATCACAACTTAGAAAGTATGATACTGATGGTGATGGTAAGGTGCGTGTAGTCAATGCTTCTTATGATCATGAGGAAGTGAAGGAAGCAAAGGCAAAGTATGACAATACAAAATCTCCTGATTATGAGAAGAAGAAGGCTGCTCTTGCTAAAAAGCATGGTGGATACGACAAGATTAAAGGACATCCTCAGTATGAGAATAAGTCTTTAAAAGGTTTTATGGATGAAGGTAAGATTGCTGATGCTATGAGAGCAAACCTTGAAAGGTTGAAGGCAAGTGATGAGAGGTCACAAAAGAATCTTGAAAAATTCTTAAAGGATACTAAAAAAGTTCGTGATGATGAGAAGAAAGCACAAGACAGTGCTTAATAAATACAACTACGGGACACTAAAAAATCATGATCACTTTAATTAAAGGAACTCAAGCAGCATGTGGCACTGATGCATCAGGTGCATCTCTCTTTGGTGGTGCTTCAGCAGTTCGTCTTGTCAATACTACTGCGACTGCTAGACTAATAACTGTTATTGATTCTGTTGGAGGATCTACAACAATTGGAACCTTTACAATGTTAGGTAATACAACTGAAATTGTTGGGAAGAAATCAACTGAGGCATTATTTGCAGCAGACGCTACTGTTTTAGGTGCTGCCGTAGGATTTTCAAACTAATTAGATGGCTGTTGATCATTATCTTGGTAATCCCTTATTAAAAAAGGCCAATACTGCTCAAGAATTTACTGAGGAGCATGTCCTTGAATTTTCTAAATGTATAGATGATCCGATATATTTTGCGAAGAAGTATATAAACATTGTTACTTTGGACTATGGTTTACAACCGTTTAAACCATATTCTTTCCAGGAGACGATGCTGGATAGATTTCATAATCATAGATTTAATATTTGTAAGTTACCTAGACAGTCTGGTAAGTCTACAATCGTAGTATCATATCTACTTCATTATGCAATTTTTAATGATAATATTAATATAGCAATTCTTGCTAACAAAGCATCAACTGCAAAAGATTTATTAGATAGACTTCAAACTGCATACGAAAACTTGCCTAGGTGGTTGCAACAGGGAGTTTTAACTTGGAACAAAGCATCTCTTGAATTAGAGAATGGTTCCAAAATTATTGCTGCATCTACATCTGCTTCTGCGGTTCGTGGTGGATCTTACAACATTATATTCCTAGACGAGTTTGCGTTCGTTGCAAACCATTTAGCAGATCAGTTCTTTAGTTCGGTTTATCCTACTATTTCATCTGGTCAAAAAACCAAAGTTATAATTGTTTCTACCCCTCACGGGATGAATCACTTCTATAAACTTTGGCATGATGCTGAACGAGAGAAGAACGAATATATTCCTACAGAGGTTAATTGGTGGGATGTTCCAGGTCGAGACGAGGTTTGGAAGGAACAAACTATTGCAAACACTTCGGAACAACAATTCCGTGTTGAGTTTGAATGCGAATTCTTAGGATCTGTTGATACTTTGATTAGTCCTAATAAATTAAGGAATTTGGTTTATGAAGCACCTAAGATAAGTAGTAAAGGATTGGATGTATATGAGGATGTTAAACCAGATCATAATTATGTTATTACTGTTGATGTTGCTCGTGGTGTAGGTAATGATTACTCTGCATTTACTGTTGTTGATATAACAACCTTCCCACATCAATTGGTGGCAAAGTATAGGAATAATGAAATTAAACCTATGCTGTTCCCCTCAATAATCCACGATATTGCTAGAAATTATAATATGGCATATATCTTGTGTGAGGTTAATGATGTAGGAGATCAAGTTGCTTCTATTCTTAATTACGATTTGGAATATGAGAATGTTCTTATGTGTTCTATGAGAGGTAGAGCAGGTCAAGTTGTAGGTCAGGGATTCTCTGGTAAGAAGACTCAACTTGGAGTTAAGATGTCCAAGACGGTTAAAAAGGTTGGGTGTTTAAACTTAAAGACTTTAATAGAATCTGATAAGATTATATTTAAAGATTATGAGATCATTAGTGAACTAACTACTTTTATTGAGAAAAGAAACTCATTTGAGGCAGAAGATGGGTGTAATGATGACCTAGCAATGTGTCTTGTCATATATGCATGGTTAGTAGAACAAGATTATTTTAAAGAGATTACTGATCAGGATGTTCGGAAGAGATTATATGAAGAGCAAAAAAACCAAATAGAACAAGATATGGCTCCATTTGGTTTTATTGAGAATGGATTGGATGAAGAGAGTTTTGTAGACTCTACTGGAGACAGATGGTATACCGATGAGTATGGTGATATGTCTTACATGTGGGATTATAGGTAGGAACCCCTTCTAAAGTTATATTTTAATAAATATCTCTAGAACAAAACTGAGAATTTTTGGAGACATAGAACATGGCCACTCCTCAATTATCTCCTGGTGTACTGACTAGAGAAGTTGACTTAACGGTAGGTAGAGCGGAAAACGTTCTTGACAATATTGGAGGTATTGCTGGACCTTTTGAAATTGGTCCCGTATTAGAACCTATTAATATTGCTACAGAGCAAGATCTGATTACCACATTCGGTAAGCCTTACGATGATGATGCCCAGTATGAATACTGGATGTCAGCGTCACAATACCTCTCCTATGGTGGTGTGCTTAAGGTAATACGTACCGATGACGATAACCTCGCAAACTCAAACGTTGGTGTAGGTACTTCTTCGATAGCAGGTACAAAGATTAAGAACTTTGACGACTATAACACTAATTACATAGATGCAGCGTCGAACTTCCTATATGCAGCAAAGAACCCAGGACGGTGGGGAAATTCTCTAAAGGTTTGTTATATTGATGACTTAGGAGACCAGATCATTGGTATTGCAACAACTTCAGTAACCGATATGGGTGCTCAAGTTGGATACGGTGTAACGGTTGACATTAGTGGTCAAATAATTCCTGGTGCAGGAAGCACTTCTGTCTTCCAAGGTTATCTTAAGGGTGTTATCACTCAAATAGTTAACGCTCCAGAAACGTCATTTAGTTCATTAACGGTCAAAATACGATCCAGGGTATCTACTGGTGGCACGGAACCTGGAAAGGAAACATATGTAAACTATGCAGAAAATAGTGCATATGCTTCGTTCTTAAAAGACCAAAGATTAACGATTCTCGACTCTGACGGCGATGTAATGTCACCCGAAGACTCGATTCAAAGTATTGGAATAACCACTTCATCTCAGATTAATGGTCAACAAGACCAATCTTATATTGGAGTTGGTGGTACTACTAACGGCGGTGGTGCTGATGCTACATTCACTATTACAAGAAACAGTACAGATGGTGGTGTTGCTTCTGCAGTTATTGTAAATGCTGGTGTTGGATACACTGTAACTGATACAGTCTCCATTGCTGGTACATACGTTGGTGGTTATGATCTAAATCAAGGTAAGATTAATACAGTTGGACTTACATCTTCAACTACTGTTCCATCTGCTTCTAGTGGTACTTACACTAACCTAACAGGTACAAGTGCTGAAGGTACAGGAGCAGTCTTTACAGTATTCCGAGATGCAACTGGTGGTATTGGAACTGTATCATTAACAAATCCTGGCGAAGCATATGGTGTTGGAACAACCATTACCATTAACGGTGCAGGAATTGGTGGTACATCAATTACTGACGACATCAAACTAAACACAGTATCTCTTAGAGATGATAAGGTTGTTGTTTCTGTTGAAGGAACAAACTCCAGAGTATTAGTTGCTGGTGTTGATGATTGGTACAATAACCAAACCCTTGGATTAGATAACTCTAAAGTATTCTGGCGAAGCATTGCTCCTAAACCTGGAACCTCAAACTACACAGCACAGCGAGGTGGTAGGAACGATGAACTTCACGTTGTTATTGTTGACGATGCTGGTACTCTAACTGGTATCCGAGGTAATATTCTAGAGAAGCATCTGAACCTATCTAAGGCAACTGATGCTGTATCTGAAGCAAATGCACCACAGAAGACATGGTACAAGTCTTATCTTGCCAACTTCTCGAATTACATCTATGCAGGTGCTAACCAAGGACAAGGTAACGATACCTTCCATAATACATTCCCTACTGGAACTTACTTTAATAAGTCTAGTGGAGCATTAGTTTATGGGGATTCGGATCAACCAACTGTATGGTATGCACTAACTCAAAACTCCACACGCTGGAACAGAGTTGCTAAAGATAATACATTTAGTTCTGTTGGTCAGGTAACATACTCACTAACAAACGGTGAGAATTACACTTCTGCTGGTGGACTTAAGGCAGAATTGGGAGATCTAATTACTGCTTATAACCTCTTCGATAATAAAGATGAGGTTCAGGTTGATTACCTATTGATGGGACCTTCCTGTAATTCTCTCAATGATACTCAGGCAAAAGCAAACAAACTAATTGGTATTGCTGAGTCTAGAAAAGATTGTGTGACTGTTATCTCACCACACAAAGGAACAGTAGTTAACATTACTGACCCAATCGTTCAAACTAGTAACATAGTTGAGTTCTTTGGACCACTAAGTTCTTCTTCTTATGCAATCTTTGACAGTGGTTACAAGTATACTTATGATAGGTTCAATAACAAGTTCCGTTACCTTCCATGCAACCCAGATATTGCTGGATTGATGTGTCGTACAAACCTAGTTGCTTATCCTTGGTTCTCACCTGCTGGACAGCAGCGTGGTGTAATTAAGAATGCAATTAAACTTGCATACAACCCAACGAAAGCACAAAGAGACATTCTTTACTCCTCACGTATTAACTCAATAATTAATACACCTGGAACTGGAATTATTCTCTTCGGTGATAAGACTGCATTAGCATATGCTTCCGCATTTGATAGAATTAACGTTCGTCGTTTATTCTTGACAGTTGAGCAAGCACTTGAAAGAGCAGCACAGGCACAACTCTTCGAGTTTAACGATCAGGTAACGAGGGCAAACTTCGTTAACATCGTTGAACCATACCTACGTGATGTTCAAGCAAAACGTGGTATTTACGATTATCTGGTTATTTGTGATGAGACAAACAACACTCCAGACATAATTGATAATAATGAATTCCGAGCAGACATCTTCCTGAAGCCTGCGAAGTCGATCAACTACATCACCCTGACCTTCGTTGCTACACGTACTGGTGTTAGCTTTGAAGAAGTCGCTGGTAGAGTTTGATACTGATTGATTAAATAACTAAGGAGGATTCTAACCAAAATGGCAAGAGAAATCAGGACTATCACCGACTTTAAGGCAAAACTTTTAGGCGGTGCAGCAAGACCAAATTTATTTGAAGTATCAATTCCAACATTCCCATCATTCGTATCTGGATGGGATGATGATACCTTCAGTTTTTTGTGTAAGGCAGCAGCATTACCTGCTTCTAATATTGCACAAATTGACGTTCCGTTTAGAGGTCGTATTCTAAAGGTTGCTGGAGACAGAACCTTCGATACTTGGACTACAACCATCATTAATGATGAGGACTTCAAACTAAGAACATCATTTGAGCAGTGGATGAATCAGATCAGTAAGTTGGATAACAACACTGGTGCTACTAACCCTTCTTCATACATGACCGATGCTTACGTGTATCAGTTAGGTAGAGGACAATCAAGATTCTCTACAGAAAACGCTGATGCAGATAGCGTACAACCTCTAAGGACTTATAAGTTCTTCGATATATTCCCAACCAATGTATCTCAGATAGATCTATCATACGATACTTCTGATACCATTGAGGAATATACAGTTGAATTCCAAGTACAGTACTGGCAAGCAGAGGCTACTGACCAAACTGGTATTGCTGTGGTATAATAAATAGATACACAGTATTAAGACAATATAATGGCTAAGTTATTCGGCTTTTCTATTGAGGATAACGAAAGTAAGAAATCCCCTGGCGTAGTATCCCCCATACCTCAATCAAACGAGGATGGGGTTGATCACTATCTTACCAGTGGATTTTTTGGTTCGTATGTAGATATAGAAGGGGTCTATAAAACCGAATATGATCTCATTAAGAGATATAGAGAGATGGCACTCCATCCAGAATGTGATGGTGCTATTGAAGATATCGTCAATGAAGCAATCGTAAGTGATTTAAACGACAGTCCTGTTCAGATAGACTTAGATAATCTAAATGCTGGAGATAGTTTAAAGAAAAAAATAAGAGAAGAATTTAAAACTGTTCTTGAACTTCTAGACTTTGATAAGAAGTGTCATGAGATTTATAGGAATTGGTATGTTGATGGAAGATTATATTACCATAAAGTAATCGACTTAAAGAATCCTCATGATGGGATTCAAGAGTTGAGATATATTGATGCACTGAAGATGCGTTATGTTCGTGAATCAATAACTAAAAAAGATAAAGGTGGTGGTGTTCAGACACAGGATGGACGTGACAATCCAATGAGCTCACCGTTCCCAAATATTAAAGAGTATTTTGTATATAATCCAAAACAGAATGTAGCACCTTATGGTGGACAACCAGGCAAAGGATCTGGTGGTGGAGTTAAGTTTGCAAAAGATGCAATCTCATACTGTACATCTGGATTAGTTGATAGGAACAAAGGAACAACACTATCCTATCTACACAAAGCAATTAAGTCACTCAACCAATTAAGAATGATTGAGGACTCTCTTGTTATCTATAGACTGTCAAGAGCACCTGAAAGAAGAATATTCTATATTGATGTTGGTAATCTTCCTAAGATGAAGGCAGAGCAATACCTACG